TTTCTGTCGTAAAGAAAATTCTTAAGGCAGGCATTTTCTATCCTACTTTTATCACTGGTCTCTCTGGTAATGGTAAGACCTTCTCCGTTGAGCAAGCGTGTGCCCAACTAAATAGGGAGTTCGTTCGGGTGAACATCACCATCGAGACCGATGAAGATGACCTTATTGGTGGTTTCCGTCTTGTCAATGGCGATACTGTTTGGCACAACGGTCCAGTGGTTGAAGCTCTGGAACGGGGAGCAGTGCTGCTTCTAGATGAGGTTGATCTTGCTTCTAATAAGATCCTTTGTCTGCAATCTATCCTTGAGGGTAAAGGTGTTTACCTGAAGAAAATTGGTAAGTTTGTCAAACCTGCTGCTGGGTTTAACGTTGTTGCCACTGCCAACACCAAGGGCAAGGGTTCTGATGACGGTCGCTTTATCGGCACCAACGTTCTCAATGAAGCATTCCTTGAGCGTTTTGCTATCACCCTAGAACAAGAATATCCTGCCCCTGCGACCGAACAGAAGATCCTGGAGGGGGTTGCTCTGGACCTTGGCGTGGAAGACCGTGACTTCTGCAAGCGCCTGTGTGATTGGGCACAAGTCATTCGTAAGACCTTCTTCGATGGTGGCATTGATGAAGTGATCTCCACTCGTCGCCTTGTTCATATCATCAAGGCATACTCCATCTTCAATTCCAAGGAAGATGCCATCAAGTACAGTGTCAATCGTTTCGATGATGAGACCAAGCAAGCATTCCTTGAACTGTACGATAAGATTGATGTTGACTTTAATGCCGACACCATTGAAGTTATCAGCAACGAAAACCCCACCGTGTTCACTTGACACGATCCATCTGTAAACCTTATACTGGGTAAATACCACCCCCTTACACTATGTTCAAGTACAACGAAGAAGCAATTCTCGATGAGGTGCGTACCTACATCACCGACACATATCGACAGCACTATTCTTCTGGTGATGACGGTATTCAGACACTTGATTTGATTGAAGCGTGTGGCGATGGTGAGGCATTCTGCCGTAGTAACATCCTGAAGTATGCCTCTCGCTATGATAAAAAGGGCACTGCCCGCCGTGACATTTTGAAGGTGCTGCATTATGCAGTTCTTCTGCTACACTTTAATGATAAAAACGCAACTCGTGAGGAGTACCCTAACCGATGAAGATGAACCTGAGTAAAGAAACCTACAATACACTGAAGAACTTTGCAACCATCAACAAGTCTATCGTTATCGATCCTGGTTCTTATATCCGCACGATTTCTGTTAACAAGAACATTTACGCTTCTGCTAAGGTTAACGAAGACTTCCCAACTCAGGTCGCAATCTATGACCTCCCTGTATTTCTCAGTGGTATCTCGTTGTTTACAGATCCTGTCTTGGACTTCACTGATGATCGAAAGGTTATCGTCTCAGATCAAAACCGTGGAGGACGCACCAGTTTCTACTACAGCGATCCCGATCTCATTGTACGTCCGCCAAACAAAGAGATCCCAATGACCAATGTGAATGTTCAATTCACTGTAACTGCTGCAGATCTTGACAAACTTTCTAAGGCATCGCAAATCTATGCTGTTCCTGATCTGTGTCTGACTACCAAAGGAAATGAAATTATCCTTCGGGTATGTGACAAGAAGAACGAAACCAGCAATACCTTTGAGATTCCTGTTGGTGAATGTGACGATGACACTGAGTTTTGTTACTGTTTCAAGGTTGAGAACCTCCGACTCCAGCAAGTTGATTATGATGTGAGCATATCTGGAGGACGTGTTGCTCACTTTGTTGCCAAGTCTGCAGCATTGGATCTTCAGTATTACATCGCTCTAGAACCAGAAACAAAATGAACATCTTTGTTACCGATCCCTCTCCCGTCCTTTCAGCACGAGTTCTTCCAGACAAGCACATTGTCAAGATGCCACTAGAGTGCTGCCAGATGCTTTCTATTATTGCATCTGATAAATGGGGTAGAGGTTTCGGTACTCTGCCCAAAGTAGATGGAACTCCATACAGCACCGAGAAAGGTGCCTTTCGTAATCATCCTTGCACCATTTGGGCAGGAGAATTTGTTCACAACTGGTCGTGGTTGATTGATCACGGTCTAGCACTCTGTGAAGAGTATTCCAATCGGTATGCCAAGATTCATTCTTGCTTGCATACTCTTTCTGCTGCTAACAAGTTGTTTCCCCGTCCAGATCCTGCAGGACGATCTGGCAAAGGTCCAACTCCATTTGTTCGTGCTATGCCCGTTGAATGGAAAGAAGATGATACAATAGATACGTTCACCGCTTACAAACGGTATATCGCATCTAAACCTTGGGTGAAAGATAATTATCTTCGCATCCCCGACCGTAAACCCGACTGGATTTAATATTATTATGTCAGATTTTCTTTGGTGTGAAAAGTACCGTCCTCAGAAAGTTGAGGATTGTATTCTCTCCGAATCTGTGAAGGATGTATTCCTGAAGTTTGTTGAGAAGGGAGAGATCCCCAATCTACTCCTTTCTGGTGGTCCTGGTCTGGGTAAGACTACCGTTGCAAAAGCACTGTGTAATGAAATTGGTGCCGATTACTATGTCATTAATGGATCCGACGAGGGTCGATTCCTTGAAACTGTCCGAAACAATGCGAAGAACTTCGCTTCGACCGTCTCACTTACATCGACTGCTAAACACAAAGTCATCATCATTGATGAGGCAGATAACACAGGGAGCGACGTACAACTCCTCCTACGGGCGTCTATTGAGGAATTTAGTCGCAACTGTAGATTCATCTTCACCTGCAACTACAAGAACAAAATTATTCAACCACTCCACTCAAGATGTTCTGTTGTTGACTTCAACTTCGGCAAGTCGGAAAAGCAAAAGATCGCTGCTGCTTTCTTTACTCGGGTTCAGAAGATTCTTGAAACCGAACGAATTGATGCCGAACCTCGTGTTCTGGCGGCGCTAGTTCAGAAGTATTTTCCAGACTTTCGTCGTACCCTGAACGAACTGCAGCGGTATGCCTCTATCGGTAAGATCGATAATGGTATTCTTGCTGTTGTATCTAACCTAAATCTTAATGAACTGGTTTCTTATTTGAAGACCAAAGAGTTCACGAAGATGAAGAAGTGGGTGACAACTAATCTGGACAATGAACCAACACAAATTATGAGGAACATCTATGACAGTCTCTACGAGTATTTTCAACCTCAGAGCATTCCCCAAGCAGTTCTTATCCTGGGTGAGTACCAGTACAAGTCTGCTTTCGTTGCCGATCAAGAGATCAACTTGGTGGCATTTCTAACTGAAATTATGATGCAGTGTCAATTCAAATGAACGTTAAACTAATCCGAATGTGGTCTGGCGAAGATGTCGTCGCAGACCTTGTTGGTAATCTTACCGACAATATTGTTATCCGTAACCCTATCGTTGCCATTCCTTCTGGCACTGGGACTATGGCATTTGCTCCCTGGTCACCTATTCTTAAAGGTAGGGGAGTCGATCTTGAGATTCCTAAATCGTATGTTGTGTACATCGCAGAAACCCAAGATCAAATTGTTGAGCAGTACGAACAAATGTTTTCTCTTATCGAAACACCAAGTAAAAAGATCATTGTATGATTAAGGTAGGATACGTTCCTGATGAAATCAGTGATTGGATCTACGAAGTTCTTTGTAGAGATAACACCTTTCCCTGGTTCTATCAGGAATTTACATCAAAATACAACGGCAATGCGGAGGTTCTTCAGTTACCTGGGTACGAAGAGCATCCGTATTTTGCGCATATAATTCATACTGACTTTGAGATTACATCTAAAGCGTATGACATAGTGTTTAAAAAACTATGGGAATGGATGCTCAACAATGTCGATATGGACTTTGAACAGTTGATCCGTGTACGTGCTGCTAAAGTGATGAAGGACTTTGTTCCTCCCACTCAACCACACGTTGATTGCCCCGACCCACATTATGTGATGATCTATTATGTTAATGACAGTGATGGACCTACTCACATATATAAAGAAACCTACAATGGTACACCACCATCTGAAGTCACACCCAAACAATACATCGATCCTGTAAAAGGTAAGTATGTAATTTTCGATGGGTTGCATTACCATTCTGGTTCTGCTCCTCGTCAGCACAAAGACAGAACCATCTTGAACATCAATTATTATGGACAGGCACGATTTCTTCCCAGTTAGATTTTATTCGTTTGATAACGAAGAACTGGTACAACCCACCTTGGATGCCTTGCTAGAACGTGAGCGTGGTCTCTTCAATATTCCGAATATGGTTGAGACTACTAAAGGGGATCTCCATCTTCAGGATGAATTTCAACCACTCATCAAATGGATTGAAGACTGTCTCAAGGAGATCAAGAATGAAGAACAACTTCAAATGCAAGGTGACCTTGAGGTGTGCCTCGCCTGGGGCAACGTAAGCGGTCCAGAGAGCGGTGGATGCCACCAACCGCACCGTCATCCCTTCTCTTACCTATCTGGTATCTATTACCTCACAGAGGGGTCTCCTACGGTCTTCCAGGACCCTCTGACGCCACGAACGATGAACCAGTTGGAAATCATCAGTGGCACCTACGAGAACGCTGTAGCGGTCGAACCGACTCCTGGGCAACTTCTCATTTGGCCAAGTTGGATGATCCACTGGTCTGTACCGCATCACGGTCCAGAACTTAGGGCAGCAATCGCTTGGAATGCATTCCCTACAGGTGGAGTTAACTTTGGTCCTTATGGACAAAATATGGTAGATCTTTCTCTGAACTGATATGAGTACGATTCGTCCTTTCGGTCCTTCAATTTATAAAGGGCAGATTAATGAGCAACTCCGAAAAGAATTGCTCGCTATAGCATTTGATGCACAAGATGATGCATCACCAATACTGGTAGGTCAACTTGCTGAACAGTTGTATATCTATCCTGAAGATCATCAACTGAAAGTTATTCTTGATCACGTTCGTGAATATACGAATAACCATAAGGGGTATATTGATATCGAACCGTTATGGGTAAACTTTCAGACAGCAAACGATTGGCAACCAGTTCACAATCACGATGGTGATCTAAGTTTTGTTTGTTATCTGGATATCCCCAGTGGGATTTACGATGAAACACCAGAAGCAGGATCCCTGTATTTCAATTATGGTGAGCGTCAGAAAGGATCCAACAACGTATGGGGACCTGTCAAACCAAAGAACGGTGACTGCTTTATCTTCCCCTCTTGGTTAAATCATTATGTATATCCCTTCCGATCCGCTGGACAGAGGGTATCGATGTCTGGTAATATATGGTTAAAGTCGGAGTCCCCTTCCTATTGATTATGAAACTATTGCGAAACACTCTCCCGTATCAGATCAAGTCCAAGTGGTACTACATCTTCTGGGGATCGATGGCAGTTGCTGTTGTCGGTGGTCAGATCTACGTTGGTCTTGGGTATCGTCAAATGGCAGAAGCAACTAAGTCAACAATGATTAGTGTCACCTGCGTAACTGATCTGCCACTTGCTTCTAGTTACAGTACCTCTCGGATTCGTAATCGTACTGGAGAGTTTGAATGAAAGGATTGAAAACCCCACTGCGCTACCCTGGCGGTAAGTCTCGTGTAGCGTCTATGTTATGTGACAACATCCCTAGGGATGTGACTGAGTATCGTGAACCTTTTCTTGGTGGGGGTTCTGTTGCCCTAGAGTTTACTCGCAGGAATCCTGATAATCCAGTGTGGGTAAATGATAAGTATTGGTATCTCTATAACTTCTGGACAATCCTTCAGGAGTATGGTGAAGATCTCTCAAATGTCTTGGCGATGTACAAAGATAAGTACGACACCAAAGAGAGTGCACGAGAACTCTTTAATCTGTGTAAAGAGACCATCGATAAACAGGGTGAGTTTCAGGCAGCAGTTTATTTCTGGATTATGAACAAGTGTTCGTATTCTGGTCTTACTGAAAATTCGTCATTCTCTCCGCAAGCATCTGTTCAGAACTTTACGATGCGTGGAATTAAAAATCTTCCACATTATTCTGAGATGATTCAGAATTGGCATATTACCAATACGGATTACAGTCATCTTCTTATGGAACCTGGCGATGAGAATACCTTTGTGTTTCTCGATCCCCCATATGACATCAAAGACTTTCTTTATGGTGGCAAAGGTGGAACAATGCACAGGGGATTTGATCACCAAAAGTTTGCTGATGTATGTGGTGCCAGTAATCTGAATTGGATGATCACTTACAATATCAACGACAACATCAAAGAGTTGTTTAGGTATTATCATCAACGTCCATTTAGCATTACCTATGGTATGCAGCATCGTCCAAACAATACTGGGATGAAAGAATTGCTAATTACAAACTTCACTTGTCTATCACCTATTGAACAATTGCTTGCCTGATTTATGAGTTCTCGTAGTGACTATCCTCTCAAGGACTATCTAAATTCTGTTAATTTTTCTAAGGAAAATCTACTAGATTCCGATGATCCTGGTTGGAAAAAACATTATCCTCCTTACATTGTCAACAGGATGTTGTCTTATCATATGGATAGTGTCCTCTATGCTAACGAGATGAATAGGTTATACAACCTAGACAAAGACCTCCAATATCTATTTTATCTAAATAGTCTGAGACGAAAAAAACGTTTCTCACCCTGGCAAAAGAAAGAGAAGATTGATGATCTTGCTCTCATCAAAGACTACTTCAAGTATTCAGATGAAAAGGCACGGGATGCGTTACGAATTCTGACCAAAGAACAAATTGATTTGATCAAACAAAAGATGAATACTGGAGGAAGACAATGACGGATGAAAAATCCATCGAATTGAGCTGGTCACCTGATATGATGGTGGAAGTTACTCTTAAACAACCAGATGACTTTCTGAAGATTAGAGAAACTCTTACTCGTATTGGTGTTGCTTCTCGTAAAGAAAAGAAACTGTTTCAGTCCTGCCATATCTTACATAAGAAAGGTAGATACTACATCGTACATTTTAAGGAACTGTTTGCCCTTGATGGCAAACACGCAAACCTTACAATCAACGATGTTCAGCGTAGAAATCGTATTACCAAACTTCTTTCCGATTGGGGACTGGTTGGTATCGTTGCAGACGAGCAGATCGAAGACATCGCTCCGTTGAATCAGATTAAAGTTATCGCTTTCAAAGACAAAGGCGAATGGATTCTGGAATCTAAATACAACATTGGCAAGAAAAAGGCTGCTACTGATGTATGAGGATTTAGACAAATTTGAAACTGCCCTAGCACATTTTGGTACTAGGGTAGATATAATTATTGCAATGGAACTTGGAGACAAGATTGATGCTGAGACTGCTTACAAACGCATTAAAGAAGAACTCAAAGAACTCAAACGAGTCCGTAAAAAGCAGCACAAGGATTTGTAGTAAATGTGACATAGAAAAACCCCTGGATAAAGATCACTATCAAGTAGTGAAAACCTTTAGATGGGGGTTTTCTTATTACTGCAATGATTGCAATGCTCCAAAAAATAAATAGTGTGTCAAACGTTTATGTTAAATAAATGGAAAACGAAGACCACGAAAAGAAAAGAGAATGGTTATCTGATTTGATAAAAGTTTCAATCCTGGTTTGGAGCGCATCATTATTGACTGCATCTTATTTCCGCCTGCCATCTGGGCAGAAGATTCTCGATTTTGATCCCACTTTTATTGCCTCTGTATTCTCTGGATCTCTCGCTGGATTCGGTATTGCTGCAGCAAAAAATACTGGTAATGGCACCAATACACCAACTGGTGATGCAACACCAGTTTATGCCAAACCTAAAGATGAAGAAGAACCTTCTGTTCGTCCTATTTGGGAAGATGAACCGAAGGAAGATGGTGGTGAAGAACCTCAGGAAGGTTACGTTAAACCTCGCACATAATCTTATGCAGAAACTAATTAACTTGCTCGCCCTAGCATCGTTTGGTATGAACCTGGCATTGGTTGGGGTTGGTGTTACTGTCTATGCTAAGAGGGAAGCGATCATTCAATCTGCTACCGACAAGGCAGCAGAACTAGCAGAGAAGAAACTTAAGGATGTTGTTACTAAAGCAGCAACCGAGGGTGCAATCAATGCAGTAAAACCTATGATCGGTAATCTGGTTAAGACATCCATTCCCAAAGTTGGCGGTGCATTACCGTTACAAAACAAAACAATCCTGTCTGGTCCTGCAATTCCCTTCTGATATATATTGTAGCTATAAACATATACTATGACTACTAGCAGAAGGAAGAAGAATGATACCGAAGGGAAGTTCTTTTTATATGTTTTCTTCTTCCACTTGTTTTCTGGAATCGTTGGTTTTTTTACTGAGGATTGATGCCTGATATACGGGATGTAAGTATACCAAATCTTGATGTTGGAATCTCTGGTGTTGCTCCAATTACGGTAGCAGTGCCAGAGATTTCTCCTGTGATACCGAGAACTCCAATAGTTACTGAGACTATAGGAACTCCTATTATGCAAGTTCCTGGTTGTGTGGAGACCAGAGAGAACAATAACAAGGATCTACCTACACAAGATCCTAGGGGTAATATGGTTTTGTGTGATGGAACGATGCCATCATACAATCCGATTGAATACAACCCCAATGATATGACCTTCAGCAGACCTAAGGTTGTTCCCCCGAAATTGCAATCGGAACCTGACGAACAGACGAAGGCAGATGCTTTAGATGCCGCAAGACGTGCAGCACAGATCAACACTGCTGTCGTAAATTCATCCGAGAATGGGAATACTACCAAGGAGAATTCTCAGCAACCTATAACTCCCGTTAAAGTATTGCCTGAGCAACCTATAACTCCCGAGCAATCTCTGCTGCCACCCATTGAAGCAGTTACCACTACAGCATCAATTGCTCTAGTTGCAACTACTTCAGCACTCTTGGCAAAACCTTTCGCGGACTTTTTGTTGAAGTTGATTAAACCGACAATCAAAAAGATTATTGCGAAGTTGCAGAAGGCACGGGGGAAGGAACCGCCCCGTGAGAGTGTAAGGGAACGTATCCTGTCTCAGAGGGATCGGAACCGCGCTGTGTCGGATTTAACGAAGTCTTTGAAGCAGTTGAAGCGGGGACTGAAATAGTGTGCGTGTGATTCGCTACGGGTATCTTAGGAGTGACTAATACCACATCTGCACAGATTGCATAGTATGGTGACTTTGGGTGAAACATAATACCTTGTTTCATCAGTTCACCACAGTTCTTTAAACGAGCAATCTCAAAATCCAATCTCTTGTTAGCAATTAATTGGTTTTGCATTTTTGTCTGAGCATCAGCAGCTGCCCTACATTTACTCTGTAGACTGAAGTCCAGTGGTATTGATATGGTTGCTGATAGACCGTAGTTGAAAGATAAACTATCTTTCTGACCAGTTCTGATTGGCTTGTAGAATAGAACATTGCCAGGGTTATCTGGTGCACCATCATCATCCAGATCTCTCATATCATAGACTGGATCGTTATAATATTGTTCGTAGGGTACTTGCCTAGATTTGCTATCTGTGATGAATGGTGTGATATTTAACGTTGGACCTTGGCAGGATACACCACCCCCGTAGGTATTTGTAATATACGGACCCTGTAAGACCTGGATCGCCTGGTTGGTAACGCTGCCACTGCTATTAGCAACAGGAGCAGCAGTAGCAGATACACCCCCAACATCCTGAGCATATGCGGGCAGTCCATAAAGACCTACTGCGAGAATACTGACACCGATTCTGTGACCGATTCTATTTCTGTTGATCTTTGAATTATAGTTTCGTTTACTAAACCTGGACCAGAATATGTCTGTGTAAACTGCCAGGATTTTGTTGCGTCTTGGATTGTGTAGTTTCCAAGTGAATTTAGATCCAGAGCGGATTGAGTTCCTGTTGTCGTGGTTGACGTTACTGTTGTGGATGGATTTACTTTCGCCCCACCATTCGTAATGTTCGTACCTGTAATTGTGTATTCCCATCCTGTTCTATAATCACGGGAGTTGATCGTTTCAGTGACAACTGATTTAGTTGTCGTTGTGGAAGTTAATGTTCCTTGAGTAAAGTTAGGAACAACTGGGACCGCCATAGCGGGCGATCCCGATAGTAGTACCACAAGAAGTATTCTCTTCATATCTATACAACTTACTTGACAGTGATTTCTGTCACGAATTGCCCTGTTGCACTTGTACCTGCCCCACCAGCAGTTAGCGATACCGCCCCAGCTGTAGTGATAGTGCCAGCGAGAGAACCAGCCACCCCACCAGCAGTGGTCGTAACGTTTCCATATGCGGGAAGCGAACCAACGACTCCGCTAGTAACGGTTGTTCCTGTTGGGACGTTATCTCCCTGAATGAAAGATTCTGTAAATGTGAATGCTGTGCTTGGTGCTGTATAGTCGGTTGGAGTGTAACCAACTGCAGTACCAGAAGTAAGTGAACCAAGTCCACCCTCCGTTGTAATGGTCAGGTTGTTGCCACTTACCGAATAAGTTGAACCAATACGGGTTGCTTGTGAAGCAGCAGCATCAACAGTTAATTGAACTGAAGTTGACAGTTTATGTGTAACATCGGCATATGCAGGTGCCGTCATCAGTAACATAACGAGAGGAATAAGTTTTTTCATTCCTTCGTAAGTACACTACGATCCTATTTATGAAAATGTTTACTGGTGTGGATAACCGTAGTTGCAACTTGGAAGTAATTTTGTTAAATATTATCGGTTGCCTTCGGGGACCACACAACGAATCTCGCTTTTTAAGGAGAACTACAATGACCAACGTCGATCAAATTGTTCGTTACACTACGAAAGATCTTGATAGCATCAGGGATGCTGTCACTCGATATAGTGTAGGACTGGACGATGTATTCAATCGTCTGCACTCATATGGCACCAATCATCCTGGCGGTTCCTATCCTCCATATAATTTGATTAAAGATTCAAATACCGAATGGAGAATTGAGATGGCACTTGCTGGATGGGATAAGGATGACATCAGTGTAACTACTGAATCCAATATCCTTATTATTGAATCTATTAAGTCACAACCAGAACAAGATGCTCAGTATCTACATCGTGGAGTAGCAAATAGATCCTTCACCAGAGGGTTCAATATTGCTGATGATGTGATTGTTAAAGACGTTCAGTTTTCAAATGGTATGCTGACCATCTCACTTGAGAAAGTCATTCCAGACCATCAAAAGAAAAAGGTCTACGAAATCTCTTGACAAGACAGGTGATTCTTGGTATTATAAATAAGTGATCGAAACGAAGCCTCAACTACTCGCCTAGTGACGTGAACTAAACAGAGACAAGTCGAGTCTCTTTACATCCGCAGGTATATTATTCTGCGAGAAAATAACGAGGTATCTAAAATGATTAAATCCGCATTCGCAGCACTCGCTGCTGCTCCCCTTTTCGCTGGTGCTGCAATGGCAGGACCCTACGTTAACGCTGAATCCAATTCAGGTTTCGCTGGTAGCAACTATGGTGGTAGCACCATTGAAACTCACCTGGGCGTCGAAGGTGCTCTGGGTGGTAACGTGACTGGTTATGCTCAACTCGGTCCCAACTTCGTGCTTCCCGATGGTGGCGATAGCGAAGTTGAACTGTCTGGTAAGGTCGGCATCAACATTGCCGCTACCGATAGTCTGGGTATCTACGGTGAAGTGTGGGGTTCGACCACCAACGGTTTTGAGGTTGATAACCTCCTGACCAACGTGAAGGCTGGCGTAAAGTACACCTTCTGATCATTAACTAAACCTTAACGACAAAATCCGAGACCTCTGCTAGATTGTAGAGGTCTTTTTTTAAGACACTGTAAATCGCATAAAACTTTTATGAAATTCGCAATCGCTCTTGCTGCCCTTCCCCTGATGGCAGCTCCTGCCCTTGCTGGTCCTTACGTTGAAAGCAAAACTACTTCTGGTGTTGCTTTTGCCAACGGTGACAGCACTTACAAAGGTGCTCAAACCGAACTTCGTATTGGTTATGAAGAGAAAGTTGCTAAGGGTGTCACCGTTTATGGTGAGATTGGCCCTGGTTACGAGTGGAACACTGGTAAAACTAAAAACGAAGAAGTTGCTGTTGCTGAAGTTGGCGTAAAGGCTAAGGTTGCCAAGAACGTTGGTGTTGCTGCCAAGGTTACTGGTGAGTATGGTAATCTTTCCAAGGTTACCGATCTCGGTGGCGAACTCAAAGTTCGTTATTCCTTCTGATAGATTGTATAAATAAAATACAATCGAAGAGACTCCCACTGGGGGTCTCTTTTTGTTGAGGGATTTTTCTATGAATCATTATGTCAATTGCACACCTAGACTGTGTGAAGATTATGAAAGTATTACTCTTGATGTTCCTACGGAACACGTTGAGGAAATGCTATACTTGTCTCGTCTGTTAGCAGATGAGAAAAACATTACTACTAGAAAAGCATTCGTTGATCTCGTTCGCGGTGTTTATTACAAATTAATTGAGAAAAACTATGACCGTAAAAATCGTAAGACTCGGAAATGGTGAAGATGTAATTGCTGACGTTAGAGAAGCATTTCCAACTCAAGAATCTTATAGTCCTATTGGATATTTTCTGATCAATCCATATCAGATTACACTTACTGCTACAGCAGAAATGCTGTTTGAGTCTGGTGCCACTGATGAACCTCAGAAAATCAACGATCTAAATTTGGAATTGTTTCCTTGGATTCCTCTATCAGTAGATAACAGAACACTGGTTCAGGTCAGTCAAGTGGTTACAATTTACGAACCGCATCCAGAAGTAAAATCAAAATGGGAAAAACTAACAGAGGTACACCACAATGAATCCATTGAAAATCGTGATTCTGAAGGATCAAACACATCTGATGGGGGAGGTAGTTGAACTCGATGAGGAACCGATGTACCTTGTTCAGTCCTGTGTAAAACTAGGTGATGATACGATCATACCTTTCCCCCTCTACACAGATCAACGAGATATTTTCTTGACAAGTGATGTCATTCTTACTATAGTGGAACCGTCACAAGAAACCATCGTTAGGTACAAGAAGAATCTGTGAGTAGTTATTACACGAATGTTACACTGTTGGGCGATGCCATTCTTTGCCGTGGGTATGAGAATGGATCGCCCATTTCATATAAGGAGATTATTAAACCAGTTCTGTTTGTTCCTTCTCCTAAGGGTGACTGGAAGACTCTTGAGGGTAAACCGATGGCACCTGTTGTTCAGGATGGTGCTCGTCGTGCTCGTGAGTTCATTGAGAAGTATAAGGACGTTGATGGATTTGAAGTTCACGGTTATGAACGATTCGTATATCAATGGATCAGCGAGAAGTATTCTGGTGACCTGAGATTTAATCTCAAGGATATGAAGATCTATACGATCGACATTGAGGTTGCTTGCGAGAATGGATTCCCTGATACTGAGGCGTGTCAGGAAGAGATGCTTCTTATTACTATCAAGGATCTTTCATCTGGTAAGTTCATTACCTGGGGAACTCGTGAAGCAAAACTCGATACTGAATATCGTGTATTCTGGACTGAGAATGAAATGCTCGCAGACTTTCACAAGTGGTGGGTTGATAATACCCCTGACATTGTGACTGGATGGAACTGTAACTTGTACGATATCCCATACATTTGCCGTCGCATTGAGCGTGTTCTTGGTGAGAAGTGGATGAAATCACTTTCTCCTTGGGACAAGGTAAATATGCGTGAGGTGTATATCAAGGGTCGCAAGAATCTTGCCTATGACATCCTGGGCGTTAGTATCCTTGACTATCTTGATTTGTACCAAAAGTTCACCTATAGCAATCAAGAATCATATCGACTGGATCATATTGCATTTGTTGAACTTAATGCCAACAAACTGGATCACAGCGAGTTTGAGAACTTTAAAGCTTTCTATACCCAGAACTGGCAGAAGTTTGTTGAGTACAACGTGCACGACGTGGAACTGGTGGATCGTCTTGAGCATAAGATGAAACTGTTGGAACTTGCTGTCACTATGGCATATGATGCTAAGGTGAACTTTGAGGATGTGTATTCACAGGTCCGTATGTGGGATACGCTTATCTACAACTACCTTAAAGAACGCAAGATCTGTGTTCCTCCCAAACAGGAGAGCGATAAAAATGATAAGTATGCTGGCGCATATGTGAAAGAACCCATTCCTGGTTTGTATGAATGGGTCGTATCATTTGACCTCAATAGTCTGTATCCTCACCTGATTATGCAGTACAACATCTCTCCAGAGACGTTGATTGATTCTAGGTTCCCTAGCATTTCGGTGGATAAACTTCTATCTGGCAATGTTCAGATTGCAAACGACTATTGTGTATGTGCTAATGGTGCACAGTATCGCAAGGACATTCACGGATTCTTGCCCGAAATGATGCAGCGTATCTATAGTGATCGTACCATCTACAAAAAGAAGATGCTCGCTGCTAAGCAGAAGTTTGAGGAGACTGGTGATCCAACACTTCAGAATGAGATCTCGCGGTGCAATAACATTCAGATGGCACGAAAGATCCAACTCAACTCCGCTTATGGTGCCATTGGTAATCAGTATTTTCGGTACTTCAACCTAGCAAATGCTGAGGCAATTACTCTTTCTGGTCAACTTTCAATCCGCTGGATTGAGAATAAGATGAACCAGCATCTTAATAAAATCCTCAAAACTGATTCCGTTGATTATGTTATTGCTTCTGATACCGATTCTCTGTATCTCAACCTGGGTCCTCTGGTTGACCGTGTATACCAAGGGAGAGAGAAAACTCCTGAGAAAATTGTGGGGTTCCTTGATAAGGTCTGTTCAATGGAACTTGAACCTTATATTGAAAGTTCTTACGAAGAACTGGCACGATATGTAAATGCCTATGAGCAGAAGATGTTTATGAAGCGAGAGACCATCGCTAACAAAGGCATCTGGACTGCTAAGAAAAGGTATATTCTCAATGCCTGGGACATTGAAGGTGTGAGGTTCACTGAACCCAAACTTAAAATGATGGGTATTGAAGCAGTTAAATCATCCACTCCTGCTGCTTGCCGTACTGCCATTAAGGATGCCCTTAAGGTAATTATGAATGGTGATGAATCCGACGTTCAAAAGTTCGTCGCAAACTTCAGGAACAAATTTGAATCTCTTCGTCCAGAGGACATCGCTTTCCCCCGAGGTTGCAACGGTCTCAGCAAGTATTCAAATCCAGTAACGATTTACTCAAAGGCAACTCCAGTGCAAGTTCGTGGAGCACTCCTATATAATTTCCATAACAAGAAGAACAAACTCACCCATAAGTATCCGTTGATACAAGAAGGTGAAAAGGTCAAGTTCCTGTATCTTCGTCAACCAAATAAAATTAACGAGAACATCATCTCGTTCTTCCAAACTCTTCCAACAGAATTTGGACTTGACAAGTCCATTGATTACGACCTACAATTCCAGAAGAGTTTCCTCGATCCTCTCCAAGTAATCCTTGACACGATCAACTGGAGAGCAGAAAAAATTGCAACCCTAGAAGATCTATTTGTATGAGCAGTTTCCTAAATAACGTTGTCTCTGAGATTGGCAACGAATATGCTGGTGTGGTTTCTGACGGCATTGCTGCTGGAGATATCGCATCTTACATTGATAGTGGCAGCTATATTTTCAATGCCCTACTTAGTGGTTCGATTTATGGAGGTTTGCCTTCAAACAAGATCACCGCTCTTGCAGGAGAAAGCAGCACTGGAAAAACTTTCTTTGCTCTTAGTATCGTTCGTCATTTCCTCGATACTGATCCTGATGCTGGAGTCATTTATTTTGAGTCTGAATCTGCAATCTCTCGTGAGATGATCGAGAGTCGTAATATCGACAGCAAACGTATGGTGATTGTTCCTGTCACTACCGTGCAGGAGTTTCGTACTCAGTCTCTCAAGATCCTTGAGAAGTATATGGAGCAGAAACTTGACGAACGTAAACCTTTGATGTTTGTTCTCGATAGTCTTGGTATGTTGTCTACCACAAAAGAAATCGAAGACTCTGAAGCGGGTAAAGAGACTCGTGATATGACCCGTGCTCAGGTGGTCAAAGCAATCTTCCGTGTGCTCACTCTGAAACTGGGTAAAGCAAACGTTCCTATGATCGTTACCAACCACACCTATGACGTGGTGGGTGCCTATGTGCCAACCAAAGAAATGGGCGGTGGTAGTGGACTGAAGTACGCTGCATCGACTATTGTGTTCTTGAGCAAGTCTAAGGAGAAGGATGGTACTGAGGTAGTGGGTAACATTATCAAGTGTGAGGCGAAGAAATCCCGACTCACTAAAGAGAACAGTAAAGTTGCTACGAGGTTGTACTATGATGAACGCGGATTGGATCGCTATTTCGGATTACTGGAACTGGGTGAGAAATACGGAGTATTCACCCGTAAGGGGAATCGCGTCGTTGTTGGGGAATCTTCCGTTTATCCTTCTGTTATACTTGCTGATCCCGAAAAATATTTCACCCCCGAAGTAATGCAAGCACTGGATGAATGTGCACAGAAAGAGTATGGTTATGGATCTTAATGAATTCATTCGTGTTTACGACTACACAATACCTGATGATGTTTGCAAAAATGCCATTCGGTTATTTGAAGAACACGATGTAGAAACACTGGATCACAATGGTCGTCCAAAGTTTACTCAGTTTAATGTCACTCAGTGGATAGACGATAACCAAGAACATCATCAGGACTGGAAAGATATGGGCATTCTTCAGAATGCTCTTATCGAATCCTCCCACTACTGGGTTCAAAAGTATATGGATGATGTTGAATGTCGTCAGTTCTTTCCCGAAAGATCGCAACTTGAACAATTTAGAATCAAGAAGTATCGGGCAGGAACAGATGATAGATTCGATCTTCACGTTGATGTTGGTGACCACGCTAGTGCAAAACGGTTTCTCTCAATCTTCTGGTATCTAAATGATGTATCTGAAGGAGGTGAAACAGTCTTTCACAATGGTCCGACAATCAAACCAAAATCTGGTAGAATGATTATCTTCCCTCCGCTGTGGTGCTTTCCACATAAAGGAAGACCAACTACCTCAAATGATAAGTACATAGTTAGCACTTACACCCATTATGTCTAGTTCAGTAGAAACTCTTGTAGTCAACTCTTTCATTTTTAATGAGGGATTTGTTCGTAGAGTTCTACCTCATATTCAAGATGAATACTTTGAAGACGGATCTAATAAGGTTCTCTTTGATGAAGTCAGAAAGTATTTTATTGAGTATGATGCCCTCCCTACACGGGAAGCATTGTGCATTGAACTTGAGACACGTAGAGATCTGACTGCGGATCAGTACAATACTCTTGTAAATTTGATTCGTACATCCGATGAAGAACCTCACGAATTGAAATGGTTGATTGACACTACTGAGAAGTGGTGTCGTGACCGAGCAATCTATAATGCATTGCTTGAGTCTATTCAAATTGCTGACGGCAATGATACAAAACGCACACGAGATTCTATCCCGTCAATTTTGTCGGATGCTCTTGCAGTGAGTTTTGATAATTCGATCGGTCACGATTACATTTATGATGCCGATGAGCGATTTGAATTTTATCATCGGGTGGAAGAAAAGATTCCATTCGATATTGAGTTGTTGAATAAGATTACCAAGGGTGGTCTTGGTAGGAAGACCCTTAACATTGGACTTGCAGGTACTGGTGTTGGTAAGAGTCTGTTTATGTGTCACGTTGCCGCATCACATTTGATGATGGGGTACAACGTTCTCTACATCACACTGGAGATGGCAGAGGAAAAGATTGCCGAACGTATTGACGCAAACCTTCTGGATGTGTCTGTTCAGCAGTTGGCAACTCTACCTAAGATGATGTTCGATAACAAGATCACTAAACTGAGTGAAAAGACTCAGGGTAGACTTGTGATCAAAGAATATCCGACTGCATCTGCTCACGTTGGACATTTCAAATCATTGCTGCAGGAACTGGCGATCAAAAAATCTTTTGTTCCTGATGTTATATTTGTAGACTACCTGAATATTTGTGCCTCTGCACGATACAAAGGTGCCATTGTAAACTCTTACACTTATGTTAAAGCAATCGCTGAAGAACTCCGTGGTCTTGCTGGGGAGTGCAACGTTCCTATCATATCCGCTACTCAAACTACTAGAAGTGGTTATGGGAACTCAGATGTGGAACTGACCGATACTTCAGAATCTTTTGGTCTTCCTGCTACTGCAGACTTTATGTTTGCTCTTATCTCATCGGAAGACTTAGAGCAGGCAGGTCAGATTATGATTAAACAACTCAAGAATAGATACAATGATCCCACAATGAACAAACGATTTGTTGTTGGTATTGACAGATCCAAAATGCGACTGTATGATTGTGACGAACAGTTGAACATTGTTGATGCTGGTCGTGACGATGACAAGGATGTTGAGATTGTCAACGTCTTTGGTAACAAAAAAAACTTCGATGAATTCAAGATTTAACTATGACTATCCCTAATGTAGAAGGTATCCCCGAAGGCATTAATAATCCTGGGTTCACCACACCGTCAGCAAAAAAACTTGTTGATAAACAGCAGCGCCAAGAACAACTAGAAATCGACCTTGATAAATATATTGAGTTTGTCGATATGGTAACTAGCGATCCTTCCAAGGATTTTGGTGCACTGGTCAACAGGTACGCAGAACTGAATAAGCAAGGATGTAAGATTGAACGATTGGATACTGCTGCCTCAGGTCTTGTTGCTGAAAGTGGTGAGTTTATGGAACTGGTTAAGAAGATTAAATTCCAAGGCAAACCTTGGAATGATGATGTCAAAGATCATCTGACTACAGAACTGGGCGACATTCTTTGGTATGCTGCTCAAGCCTGCATTGCTCTCGATCTTCGATTTGAAGATGTATTCTTCCGCAATACTATGAAACTCGCTGCTAGGTATCCAGAAGGTGAATTCACCGTTACACGTTCTGAAGAACGCGCTGATGGTGATCGTTGATTGATCCACTTGCTTTTAGTCCAATGTATGATCCAGAGCAACAGTTGGCAACCATAGAGGATGTCCATAAAATTGTGGACGATGCTATTAGACGACACAATCGCAATGCAACAATTATTTCTGCTTGCTTGGGATTTATGTTTATGGCATTCTACGCTCACGGAGTGTTTATGATTGCTAAGTAATGACTGTATTCGTTGGTTCTGGTTATCCTGTTTTTGAATTCATTCTTCCACAGGATTGCATTGAAGAAGCAAACAAAGTAATTGATGACTGGAATGAGTTGGATAAACCAACTCCTCCAGCATCAAACCTTGTCGCCAGACAAACTGAATGGGATCTGCAAATGCCGAAATGTGAGGAGTATGTCTCGGAATGTTGCAGAATGATTTCCAATCTGGTATATAATACAGGTGGTAGGTGCTACGGTGGTTTACACGATGGCACCAACGACCTGCATTTTTATGCAAAGAACATCTGGGGAGCAGACTATGGTCCTGGAGATTACACAAAACCTCATTACCACTATCCAGCAGATTTTGCTGCAGTTGGTTATCTTAGACTTGAAGATAATTCTTCACCAATAATCTATGATAGGACGAGTCCTTACTATCCCTCAGAAAGACAACTGCTTATATTTGATTCCAAACTAATCCACGAAGTTCCACCAACACAAGGAAGACGTAGAGTGTTTTCAATGAATATGTACAAGAAGCCAGGTACATTCTAATAAATACTTTCGTCGTATTCTTATACTACCGTGGCGAACAAGGGACTGCAATTTGAACACGCAGTAATGTATCAGGCGATGAGTAGAATCGTCAACCCAGATACTGAACAAAAGAAAGCACTGGACACAGCTGCAGCACAATACAGTTCTATTGGTGATGATATTAAAAGAGTTGCCACGAAGATTGTTGATAGTTATAAAAGTGACAACATCAACAAAGATCAGGAATACTATAAGTCTTATAAGAAAATGTCTGGCGGTGGTGAAGAACCGAAGACAGATATTATGTTCACAGCAAACGGAAAGAAATACAAGTGCTCAATGAAGTGGGGCAAATCTTTCCAGTTGACTAGCGCAGGTATTGATAAGTCAACTCAAGTTTTTAGTAATGTTCTTAAGAAGGTTGCTGCTGAGTGTGGTGGTGGTGAGAACAATGTTATTGCGCTGGGATACCTTCAATTGATTCTGGAAAAGATTAACAACAAGTGTGAGAATGCCAAGGGCACTGTTGATCAGCCTACAGCAAAACGTATCCTGTCGGATATGAAAAAGGCAGGTGGTCTTAATGAACAACTGCAGGAGGTTCTTGGTTCTAAGAAAGTTCCTGGAGTTGCTGATGTTTATGACTGTTTCAAATATCATCTGACACACGAATGTATGACAGGCGCTATGTTGTTCGCTTCCGATCCCGATAAAGCAGCAGATCATATGATGACAGAACACGG